GCTTATACCCACTTTGTAACAGCACTTTGTGAAATGGCAAAGAAGCAGACCCGCGTCAACTCGACCGAGAAATCAGTGGAGAATGAAAAGTACGCTTTCCGTTGTTTCCTTCTAAGACTTGGCTTTATCGGGCCAGAATACAAAACAGAACGAAAAATTCTCCTCTCCAAACTGTCGGGTAGCTCTGCCTTCAAAAGCGGAAGTGCCAAGCATGAGGAGGTGAGTGAATAATGAATATCATTCATCCAGAAATGCTAAAGCAACTTAGAAGTTATTACACTCCAGGAACTCGTGTCATGCTACTTAAGATGAATGACCCTTATACCAAGCTTCAGCCAGGAGATAAAGGTACGGTTACTAGTGTTGATGATATGGGAACTATCCACGTCAGTTGGGATTCAGGCAGTTCCCTTGGAGTGGTTTTTGGAGAGGATTTATGCAAGAAAATCGAAGAATAAAAATACACATTTTAAGCCCAATATGGCAGTAAATATGTAGATTTATATTGCAGAATTGTCTTGCTATATAAGCCTTTTAGAGTGATATATGTACATGCCGAAAGGACAAACACACTTTAAAAGGAGCGAGACACGATGTTAAGTGCAAAATTCGGGATTGAGATTGAATTTACTGGGATTACAAGGGAAAGGGCAGCTAGAGTCGCCGCAGAGTTTTTGCAAGGCATTTACAGTGAAGGCGGGACTTACTATGATACCAAGAAGGTAAAAACTCCAGATGGTCGAGTGTGGAAGTTTATGTACGATGGGAGCATCAACTGCCAAAGAAAAGAAGGTAGAAGAAAAGTAGCTGCAGGTAGAGATTATAGCGTTGAGTTGGTTAGTCCAATCCTAACCTACCGTGAGGACATTGAAACTTTGCAGGAGCTAGTAAGAAAGCTTCGCAAAGCTGGAGCCTTTACAAATACATCTTGCGGAATTCACATTCATCTAGACGGTGCTCAACATACCCCACGAAGCATTCGAAACTTTGTAAATATCATTGCAAGCAAAAATGACTTATTTTATAAAGCACTTCAGATTGCACCGCAGAGAATGAATTACTGCAAAAAGATGGACAGCATTTTGGTTGAGAAGATGAACCGTAAAAAGCCTAAAACGATGAGACAAATTGAGGACATTTGGTACGAGGGCTACAGCGAGAGTAGAAACACTCATTACCACAACAGCCGCTACCATTTCCTCAACCTTCACAGCTTTTTTACCGGAAACCATACAGTTGAACTTAGAGGGTTCAATAGCGAACTTCATGCAGGAAAGATAAGAAGCTACATTGTTCTAGCACTTGCCATCAACCACCAAGCCTTAACACAAAAGTGTGCATCAGCAAAGAAACCGCAGGTGGAAAACGAGAAATTTGCCATGAGAACCTATCTAAACCGGATTGGTTTCATTGGAGATGAATTTGCAAACTGCAGAGAACATTTGACAGCAGCACTTTCGGGTTCAGCTGCATGGCGGTTTCGGGCGGCCTGAGCTGCCCCTAACCTACAAAGCTAAGAAGGAGGATTACAATGAAGAATAAATTATATCTTGCCTATGGCTCCAACCTTAATCTAAAGCAAATGGCCGACAGATGCCCCACAGCGAAGGTGGTAGGAGCAAGTCAAATCAATGACCACCGCCTATTATTTAGAGGGGCACACGCGGGCGCTGTGGCGACAATCGAGCCTTTTGAGGGTGGCAACGTACCAGTTTTAGTTTGGGAGATTACACCGACCGATGAAGCGGCACTTGACCGTTACGAGGGATGGCCGTTCCTTTATCGAAAGGAAACAATAAAAGTAAAGTTGGGAGGCAAAACCGTCAAGGCGATGGTCTACATCATGAATGATGGTAGACCGCTTGGACAGCCGAGTTGTTATTATTACAGTACAATTTTAGAAGGCTATAAGAGTGCGGGCTTCGATGTGGAAATCCTGCGCAAAGCTACAACTGATTCAATAGAATCGGAGGAGGTAGCCAATGAATGAGATAATTAAGCAACAAATCCTTTCCATCCGAGAAAGTGGAGTCACAAATATGTTTGATGTGGACCGAGTACAGTATGAGGCAAATGAACGAGGGTTTTATGAATTGGTAGTCTATTTAATAGACCATAAAGCAGAATATGCCCATTTCATACTGACGGGTGAAGTGGATAAAAAGAAATAACTAAATCTAAATAGGATAGAGAAAAGGGCTTCATCTATAGGATTGAGGCTCTTTTCTTATGTCCTTTTCCATAAAAGGGGCGGTGTTTATGCGGAAACTGAAGAAATATAAGCCGACCGCCTTTATAGCTGAAGGGTCATATTACGATAAGGACGCTGCTGATTACGCTGTGGCTTTTATCGAAGCACTCTCCCATACGAAAGGTTCATGGGCAGGCAAGCCTTTTGAACTTATCGACTGGCAGGAACAAATTGTCCGTGATTTATTCGGTATCTTAAAACCTAATGGATACCGGCAGTTTAACACGGCTTATATAGAAATACCTAAAAAGATGGGAAAAAGCGAGCTTGCAGCAGCAATCGCACTTCTCCTCACTTGTGGAGATGGTGAAGAACGAGCAGAGGTATACGGTTGTGCCGCAGATCGCCAGCAGGCATCAATTGTATTTGAAGTAGCAGCCGATATGGTGCGGATGTGTCCAGCGCTGAATAAACGAGTGAAGTTGCTGGCTTCAACTAAACGACTGGTGTACCTGCCGACCAACAGCTTTTATCAGGTATTGTCGGCTGAAGCCTATTCAAAACACGGCTTCAATATACATGGTGTTGTTTTTGATGAACTTCATACTCAGCCAAATAGGAAACTATTTGATGTTATGACAAAAGGGTCTGGTGATGCGAGAACCCAACCGCTATATTTTCTTATCACCACTGCAGGGACGGATACCCAGAGTATCTGCTATGAAACACACCAAAAAGCGGTTGATATTATTGAGGGAAGAAAATACGATCCTACTTTTTATCCCGTAATCTACGGTGCCAAAGAAGAGGATGATTGGACTGATCCCAAAGTATGGAAGAAAGCAAATCCAAGCCTAGGAATTACAGTAAGTATCGATAAAGTTAGAGCAGCTTGCGAAAGCGCAAAACAGAACCCTGCTGAGGAAAATAGCTTTCGACAAATGCGTCTGAACCAGTGGGTTAAGCAATCTGTCCGTTGGATGCCAATGGCAAAGTGGGATGCCTGTGCGTTTCCAGTAAAACCAGAGAGCCTTGAAGGTCGAGTATGCTATGGAGGACTTGATTTATCCTCCACCACTGACATTACAGCCTTCGTGCTGGTGTTCCCACCAGAGGATGAAACAGATAAATATACCGTTCTCCCGTATTTTTGGATGCCGGAGGATAACATTGACCTCCGAGTTCGACGAGACCATGTGCAATATGATCTTTGGGAGAAGCAGGGACACATTTTAACTACCGAGGGAAATGTAGTCCATTATGGATACATTGAAAAATTCATTGAAGAACTGGGGGAAAAGTACAACATTCGAGAGATTGCTTTTGACCGTTGGGGCGCTGTTCAGATGGTGCAGAACCTTGAAGGGTTAGGTTTTACTGTAGTTCCCTTCGGTCAAGGTTTTAAAGATATGTCACCACCTACAAAGGAACTTATGAAACTGACATTAGAAGAAAGAATAGCACACGGCGGGCATCCAGTACTACGGTGGATGATGGACAACATCTATATAAAAACAGATCCGGCTGGAAATATAAAACCGGACAAGGAAAAAAGTACAGAAAAAATAGATGGAGCAGTGGCAACTATTATGGCACTCGACCGCGCCATCCGCTGTGGACCAGGTAATAGTGGAGACTCGGTGTATGACGAGAGAGGTTTAATAATTCTATAAATTTCAATGATTGTTTGTGGTGTAATTCTTTCAATTTGGAGGTGAGGCCGATGAATTTATTAAAAGGACTGTTTCGTTCAAGGGACAAACCGCAAAACCGTGTGGGTAGCGCATTTTCCTTCCTATTCGGCGGTACATCATCTGGCAAAACAGTAAATGAGCGTACTGCAATGCAAGCAACAGCGGTGTATGCCTGCGTAAGAATACTAGCTGAAGCTATTGCTGGACTGCCACTACATGTATATAGATATCGTTCTGATGGAGGTAAAGAAAAGATTCCTTTCCACCCTTTGTATTACCTTCTTCATGATGAACCAAATCCAGAGATGACTTCATTTGTGTTTCGAGAAACACTGATGAGTCATCTTTTACTTTGGGGCAATGCTTATGCACAGATAGTTCGAAATGGTCGTGGCCAGGCAATTGCGCTTTATCCCCTACTTCCTAACAAGATGGAAGTAAGTCGAGCATCAAATGGTGAACTGGTTTATACCTACTACCGGGATACAGACGAAAGTGGCCTGAATCCAAAGGGAGGCTATGTCACACTTCGCAAAGATGATGTACTTCACATACCAGGCTTAGGCTTTGATGGACTCATTGGCTATAGCCCCATTGCTATGGCAAAAAATGCAATCGGTATGTCACTTGCTACTGAAGAGTACGGTGCGGCATTCTTTGCTAATGGAGCCAATCCCGGCGGTGTGCTGGAGCACCCGGGAGTAATTAAAGACATACAGAGAGTGAAGGATAGCTGGAATAGTGCTTACCAAGGCACAGCTAAGGCACATAAAATCGCTGTATTGGAAGAGGGCATGAAGTTTCAAGCCATCGGTATACCTCCAGAACAGGCTCAGTTTTTAGAAACACGGAAATTTCAAATCAATGAGATTGCAAGGATTTTCCGTGTGCCTCCCCATATGGTGGGAGATCTTGAGAAATCTAGCTTCTCTAATATCGAGCAGCAGTCTTTGGAGTTTGTAAAATACACTCTCGATCCGTGGGTGGTGAGATGGGAGCAAAGTCTCCAGCAATCGCTTATTTTGCCTTCTGAGAAAACATCAGTATTCATCAAGTTCAATTTAGATGGTCTGCTGCGCGGCGATTATCAAAGCCGAATGAATGGCTATGCTATTGGGCGGCAAAATGGCTGGATGTCAGCTAATGATATCCGTGAATTGGAGGACATGAACCGTATCCCAGCTGAGGAAGGTGGCGATTTATATCTGGTTAACGGAAATATGACGAAACTGGCTGACGCAGGAGCGTTTGCCAAAACCGAAGGAGGTCAGTAAATGAAGAAGTTCTGGAATTGGGTGCGAGATTCTGATGAAGGGCGCACTCTCTATTTAAATGGAGTGATATCCGAAGAAACGTGGTGGGGTGATGAGGTCACACCTAAGATGTTCAAAGATGAACTGCTGGCTGGCACCGGTGATATTACAGTGTGGATTAACTCTCCTGGCGGGGATGTGTTTGCAGCAGCTCAGATTTACAACATGCTTATGGACTATACAGGAAAGGTCACTGTAAAAATTGACGGGCTTGCGGCAAGTGCAGCTTCTGTTATTGCAATGGCGGGTGGAGATGTATATATGTCGCCGGTATCCATGATTATGATTCATAACCCTTCGACTATTGCCATCGGTGATAGCGAGGAAATGCTACGAGCTAAAGCTCTATTAGATGAGGTTAAGGAAAGTATTATTAATGCCTATGAGTTAAAGACTGGTCTTTCCCGAACAAAGCTTTCTCATCTGATGGATGCAGAATCATGGATGAATGCAAATAAAGCCATCGAACTGGGTTTTGCAGATAAGATCATGTTTATGGAAAATGAAACACCGGATTTGACGGATAGCCTTATCTTTAGCAGGATGGCGGTTACTAACTCACTTATTAGCAAACTACCCAAAAAACAAAAACAAAAGACAGGTACACCTATAGAGTCGCTGGATAAGCGGCTTTCTTTAATTTCTCACTAATTTAAAGGAGGAAATAACAATGAGTAAAATTCTTGAATTGCGCGAGAAACGCGCTAAGGTTTGGGATGCGGCGAAGGCATTCCTTGATTCAAAACGTGGCGGTGATGGATTGTTATCCGCAGAGGACACACAAACCTATGAAAAGATGGAAGCTGAAGTTGTTGCACTTGGTAAGGAAATAGAACGTTTGGAACGTCAGGCGGTTATTGACTTAGAACTTTCCAAAGCCACTAGTAGCCCTATTACAAACACACCGTCCAAACATGCTGAAGATAAGACAGGACGTGCGTCTGCAGAGTACAAGAAAGCATTCTGGAATGCTATGCGTACTCGTGCAGGTGAAGGCCTTGATGTAAACGTAAGAAATGCCCTTCAAATCGGTACAGACTCCGAGGGTGGTTATCTTGTGCCTGACGAGTTTGAACGTACCTTAGTAGAGGCTCTTGAGGAAGAGAACATTTTCCGTTCACTGGCCAATGTTATCAATACATCTTCTGGCGATAGGAAAATTCCTGTTGTAGCTACAAAAGGTACTGCTTCCTGGGTTGATGAAGAAGGCACTATCCCAGATAGCGATGATAGTTTCGGACAGGTTTCTATAGGAGCTTACAAACTCGCTACCATGATCAAAGTTTCCGAGGAGCTTCTTAACGATTCTGTGTTCAATCTTGAAGCCTACATCTCTAAGGAGTTTGCAAG